CCTCATCGCCGTACCGGTCCTCACGACGTGCATAGCATTTGGTGCAGTAGTAGTTGCCGTGCAGCCTGTGATAGGTGTTGTCGTCGTCGTGTTTGCGGAAAAAATGGCACAAAATATCTTCGTCGTCCTCGTCCCAGGTGCTCGAGGTTTTGTCTTTCGCCGGCCAATCGAAACGAGCAGGAGCCTTGTCTGGATCGCCGTGGCCGTGCGTGGGGATCAGTACGTCGTATGCGTTCGCTGGGGGAATGTGATCTCCGCACTCGATCCACTGCGCAGCAACCCCATCGCCGGTCAAATCCACAAACACTGTCGAAAGGCTCATATCAACGTCGGTATCGTTCGGGACGTTGTATTTGTTCAACCACGCAACCAAGGTTCGCAGATCCTCCACCGTTTCCACTTGCATCTCGGCCGTAGCCAGGCCGGTAATCGTCACCTCATGCAACTTGTGCCCCCTGTTCACAATCACGGATCAGGCAACGCGACGGGTCGTAATCCAGCCACGTCACCTTCTGCCCACTCATGTCCATCTCGCCGTGCCGGTTCTTCACCGGGCAGGCCCGCATGTACCCGTCACCATCGGAAGCCACCGACAAGATCATCGCCGGGGTTTCCGCACACTTACCCTGGATCGCAGACATCGGGGGAGTAGTGCTCTGGTCAATGCGCGTGCTCAACGACGCATGGTGCAGCACAAGCGCAGCCAGGTTGTAGTCGCGGGCAAGAAACTTCAAGTCTTTCAAGAATGCCCGCTGGCCCGACCATTGATCTTGACTATCCACAACCACGTCGGTCAAGTTGTCGATGACCAGAAGCGACGGGGGATAGGACCAGAGCTCAACATGGGCACGTAGTAGGTCATCTATCTGCTCTGTTGTCGGACTCGACAGAAAGTTCCACCGAATATTGCTTTGCTTGCGCAGCACACTCGCCGCCCATTCACGGTCCTGCATGATCTGCTGCTCAACCACTTTCTGCGGCTGCTCCGTGAGAAGACTCAACACTCGCAACGCTTGCGTTGCCTTGTGAGAGTCGGCCGACACGTACAACGTGTCCACGCCACTGCGTACCGCAAGCGATAACGCCAGCATGGACTTACCGGACGACGGCAAACCAAACACCATGCTCACTTCACCGACACGGATACTCACGTCCCGGTCACATAGTGACTCGAACATTCCCGGCAGCGATGGTGCTTCCGCTTCCGGAGACAGGATCGCTTTATGGAGCAGTTGCATAGCAGTACCGACCACACTCATACAGGTTCGTGCAACGCATCAGATAGCGGTGGCTCATACCGACCACTAGCTCGCTTCCGCAATGCTCACATCGAGCAATAGGTGAGGTTGTCATTGGTTCTCCTCGAGGGGCCGAGGTTGGGAGCCACCCGAAAGTGGCCCCCTTCCCCGGCAGTACCCATCAACACACACGGAACGGTCGCCCTGTTTCCGTATCTCCCGACAAACGCCGGAAGTTCTAGTTAGCCCAATCGCCTTCCCACTTGGGACCGTTATGGGCGTGCGAGCGTGGCCCGTCCAACGGGTCCACCCACCGCTTGAGGTGCTTACCAGCCTGGCTGGTCCAATCCTTGAGCACGGCTTTGCGGCCGTCCGGAGTCAAGGGGGCATCGGGCCGGTTGTAGTAATACTTCTTCCCCCACCGGTCCGTTTCCATTTCACCTTCCGGTGAGCCTGCGGTTTCCTGCATGGGGGAGGGGGGAGGCTTGGGTGCGTTGGCTGGCTCCTGGGAGACAACCTGCGCCGGCATCGCCGCCTGTACGTTCGCTACCGCCTGCTGCGGGGTCGGTACTGCTCCGACCTTGGTGACCGCGGTGAACTGCTCGAGCAGAACCGGAAACTCGATGTCGTTCACCATCTCACGCATCTTCTCGTTGAGCGTGGCGATGTCGTCGGCTTCTACGTTGCAGTAGTTAGCCGATACCGTGTAGTGGTACTTACCTGCCATAACTAACCCTCTCCCGCTGTTACTTGGTTTACTGTGGCAATCTCAGCATAACGAGATCCCATCGCAGAGCAATAGGGACGCACCGCACATGCCTTGCACAACATTCCCGGTGACGGCAAGAACACTTCATTCTCGATAGCCCGCAACGCTGTCGCAAAAATCCGTGACAGATCCGGTCGTTCCGCATCGAGGTCGTGCATCTCGCCGGTGTTGCCTTTGCGGGACATGTAGTAGGCGTAGTGGGTGGGCCGAACCCCAAGGGTTTGCTCCATCAACTCCGCGTACACATGCTGCTGAATGCTGGTCGGTTCCTGCAAACCGGTCTTGATGTCGTACAAATGCACTTCACCTTCAGGGCTGACCATTACCCGGTCGATGTATCCGCGCACGAACACGCCACCGAGATCCCCGGACACTTCCACCTCGATTGCGTCCCGGCCACCGGGCAGCTCGAGCCACCGCCAGCCGTTTGCGAACCGGCTGTCCCGCCAGGTGACGTATTCGGCCAGCATCGCTGGACCCTTCACTTGCCACCAATCAGGGTTTTCCTTGTTCGGGAACTCCTTAGACGCTCGACCGGTGGCCCGGATCTCCTCGGGGTTGGTGATGTCTTTGGTTTCTTCCCGCCACGCCTCAGCCCACGCGAGGTCGGAGGTTTGGTAGTTGCCCTTGTCGAGCCATTCGCTTGCGGTGTGGAAGGCCTTACCTCCGTACAACGCCCACGATCCCGCGTCGGGGATCTTCATAACCCTGGTGAGGTAGAACTGCTCACCGCAGGTTGATAGTTGATTCACCGCACTAAAGCTCAAATAGCCCTTGCCGGTGATGTCCATCAGACTGCTCACTTGGCCACCTCAAAGATGACGGTTTCTGTCCCATCACCGTTGTCTTGGAAATCAAAAAAACGGGCCTGGTCGGTGAGGCCGGCAGCCTTGATTTGCTGCCGCCATTCCTCACGACTCAAGCCCTTATCGCACGTAACCCGAACATCGGACGCAGTGCGTTCCACTGTTACTAATTCAACCTTCGTTGACATATCAACCCCCGCCACCCGTGGTTTCGATAGACTTTCAGCAGAGCCTCACTGAACGCTCACAATATTGACCGGTCATTGACTGGTCAAGGGTCATGGCCAGATTATGTACAACTATTTGCAACAGATGTCACACGGCGTGTCGGTGTTGCAAACGATAAACACCGAAATTAGAATGCCTTACACCAGGGGACGGGGGGAAACCAAGTCCACTGGTACGGGGGCCGAGCCGTGGTGGGCGAGGCCCACCGTGGGAACAATCTCCTGTTCTGCACGCTCCAAGCACCCCCAGCTTGGGGCGTGTTTATTTGTCACCGGCTAGTAAACCGGGTCGTCCAAGATCCGTACCGGTATCGGATGCACCGGAACGTCCGGTAGGCAATCATCACACCGGTCGCCGTAGGCGAACCCCGCTTCGGGGTCATACATCACTACCGCGTCGTCGGCATCCATGCGCTCAAGCCAGGAGTCCAAGCGGGCTTCGTCGTGGTCGCTCAACGGGTCGCCGTTGCGCCGGCGTGCCAGCAGCCGCAACATGCGAACCGGGTAGTCCCGCAGGTACTCGACCTTCACCGTCCACGGGATCACTTCGTTGTGTCGGGTCTGCCGCTGGTTCAGCCCGCCGCGGCTGATCGCCGCCGACACGGTAGCCCGCCCGATCTTGTGCCCGGTCTGCCGGCTGATCTCGTCAGCGATCTGCTGATGGGTCAGGCCGTCCTCGAGCATACGAGCCAGCTCGTCTTTACTCGGTAGAATCCGTGGTCGTCCGACCGTCCCCATAGCATCCTCCCCGGAAGGTGGGTTACAAATTATGTTACTAACTTGTATGCCCGATGCTAATGGGTTGCCGTTGCAAAATCAAACAACCCTCCAAAACCCCCGTAAAGTGTCCGGAGGGGGACTTGAACCCAAGAACGCAACGGTGTACCTTGACGGTGAACCAATCAACACATTGCAGGAGACACCGTGCCAATTTCCACCACACTCGCCAAAGCTCACTCCGAATACAGCGAAAGCCTCATTGCCAGGAAACTTGCTGACAATTCCAGAAAATCCCGGTTACAAATTGTTCGCCATGCGGAAAACCTGTGGGGCCGAGACTTCCCCCTAACCTCCGTGAAAGAAGAACACGTCAGCGGCCTGTTCGGGGAACTCGAACTCACCGAATCAACATTCAACCTGTACCTAGGAAACCTGCGATTGTTCTTCACCTGGGCCAGAGCAAACAACTACATGGCCGCCAGTCAAGACCCCGTAGCCGGCTGGTCCAACGCCAAAGTTCGCCGCCGTGACCCGTTTATGCTGCCCGCCGCCCGCTTCGCTGAACTCCTCGATGCCTGCGAGCACCCCAGAGATCGAGCCGTGTGCGCTATCGGCCTGTTCGCCGTGCCTCGAGGTGGAGAAATCTCCACCCTTCGGATCAAGGACGTGGACTTCGGTAGCGGCCTGCTGCACCTCGAGCGGCACAAGACCAAAGACCTCGATGAACTGCAACTAATGGTGGATCTGCGGGAAGAACTCGAACGCTGGCTGGACTACTACCGGTGGGCCACCGGGGGAGAGCTCAAAAGGGATTGGTATCTCACGCCCCGTAGGGCTTCCGGTAAGTCCACGGCCACCGGTTTGTTCGAGTCTGAGGGTACGCACTTGTGGCCGACGCAGCGGGTCCACCACATTTACGAGATCCCCAAGCGCGCCCTGCGCGCCATAGGGGTAGATGACCGAGGCCAAGGGGTTCACACGCTCCGTCGAGCAGGCTCGAGGGCCACCTTCGATGCCCTCTCGCAGCAGAACTACGATGGGGCTTTGCGGTACGTGTCCTCCATGCTCGGCCACGCCTCCGTAACGATGACCGAAAAATATCTGAACATTTCCTTAGATCGCAGAAACCGTAATAAAGTGCTCGAAGGTTTCCGGCTGATCCCTACCCGACAAGGGGAACTACGCCTGGTGGAAGGAGGCTGACATAGTGGAGGTCAAGGTAACCGCGTGTGATGTCTGTGCCGAGCAGCCCGCCCGGAAAGTCCTCATCCAAGAGGGTCGCATGAAGTTCGAGGTGGACCTATGCGACAAGCATTACGACGTGATCGACCAGCTCCGAAACGTCGGCCGTGCCCCCGGTAGCAACCGGCAGTACCGCCGGTATCGGAAAGTCCAAAACGTAGAGGACCGACCAACAAAAAAAGGCCCTCAGGAGGCCTAGAAAACGCTCCCTGGTGTGGATTACTCACGGTAAACCAGAAAACGCCTCTAAGACCCTCCTGAGGGCCAATTTGGGGCACTAGACGCGGGGTTGTAACCCCGCCTGTTAGACGACTCGGGCGAGCACCGTCACAATCCCCCCATCATTCGCGGAATTATGGTTCGGGGGAGCGGTCCTCGAGTACGACAAACGCTCAATGTAGATCGTCTGCTGCTCATTAGTCGTGTAATCAATGTACGGAACCAGGGCATACGACTGCTCGAGAGCTTCCAAAGCCAGCAACCGGTCATGGGCAAAACCCGGATAACCCATCGTCATACCAGCCCGATCCACCTCGAAATCGAAAAGTTGAAGCGGGATACGCAGCAGGCGAGTGCGTTGAGGCGACGGGATCGCCCGCAACTGATACGACCGCAACACCGGAGACTCACTCTGGTCATCACTCGCCCGCAGATTCAACGCCACATACAGGCTCGTCGCCGGCTCATTCGGGTTCGAGGACACCTTGCCGGTAGCGTCATAACGCTCACCGGTCACCTGCACCACTTCCTGCCAGCTTGACGGCTCACTCGAGTCGTCCTCACGGACAGCAAGAGCAATCACCGAACCAGGGGAACCCACCTGGGCAAGCAGGCGCAAGTCACGCCACGTCTTATCCTCCGTCGTCCCCAACCGGATACGACCGGACTCGAGCCAACCCTCCGACACAAACAAGTCAGACTGCACATACACGCCCTCGCCAGTAACAGCGAGCACAATCTTGTCACCCTGATACGTCACCGACACGCACGAACCAGAACCATCCACCACCAGATCGTCAGCGATAGCGAAATCCAGGGCAGAGTTGTTGAGAGTCTGGCCGAGGTTGATACGCACCAACCCAGGCTTACTCACGCGATTGCCGGCGTTACCGTCCGAACCGACAGCGGCATACACATACGAACCGACCGCAACAAAGTCATACGCACCATCAGTGGACTCCCGCAAAAGCGGGCCAACCGACAAGTTCCCGGTGTCACCAATGACTGCGACACGAACCCCACTCGAGGTTCCCAGCAAAATGAACGTCCCAATGTATGAGTACAGCGTGCGAACCGACTCACCTCGAGGCATCTCAGCCGTCGAAGTCAAAGCCCCGAGAGTCACATTGTTGTTATCGACAGTGACATCGATCTTGTAAATCTCGCTCGAAGTTCCACTAAAACCCGTGATGTAAATACTCGTAGGCCCATCGGCAACGTCCTGCCACGCCCACGTCGAAGGGAACGTCGTGCCCGGATCGAGTTGCGTCCAAGTGCCACCAGCACCCTCCCACACCTCACGGCCAAACGCCGCAATAATGCGGCCCTTCACCCAGCGAACAAGAGTGTCCTCAGTGATGGTCGAGTTGTAGTACAAAGACCCCGAGCCGCTCGTCAAAACAGCCGAATAAATCTTCCCATCGTTAGTGCCCGCGTACCACGACTCACCATCAGTGGTCAGCGACGTGAGATTCGCATTCGCATACGACCAATCCGTAGAACCATCCGTGTTCAACATGTGAACACCGGCATCGTCCCGAACCAAAATCCCCTCAGTCGTACCCAGCACGTCAAACACGCTCGAGGTTGAAGCCTCAAGCTGCTCAGTGTCATGCAGCAACGTCAGCTCACCAGCAGTCCACGGGTCCACACCGCCACCCCTGGCATACCGGAAACTAGCCTCACCAGCCTCCACCTCGAGCGGTTCAGCACTACGCAAACCAGACCCGTAATGCCACGACTCCTGAGAACGCACCCAATAACCCGAGTCCAATGACTGCTCGCCAGGGTTACGTTCCGTATCAATACGTTCGCGGCGAAACTCAGCTGTTTCCCGAAGCATCGGGTTCTGGTCACTCATCGCATACAAGAACGTCATGTTGCCGAACGCGGCATCCCAGGCCATACCCTCCGGAGCATTGACCTTATCTCCGGGGAACTGAGTGAAACCTAAACGCTCATTGATGCGTTGAGTGATGTCAAAAAGGTTATTCGCCATACCCTCAATCCCTAGCGGTATTTGCCAGACGGGTGCTTCGCAACAAACGTGCGGATCAAAGCCGCAGCCAACTCCGGTCGCTTCTTCGCGTGCCGGCGAGCAATCCCGATCACCTCATGCCACCACGAAATGTCCTGGCGCACGTCGATCTTCCTCGAGGTCCACAGTTTGTGGGAGATAACCCGTGACACAGGCCACGACCGCCAACCGGGGCTACCCGCGTTCAGCAACGCCGCACACAAGAACGCAGTCGAAACAATCTGCTCGGTGTTCATGCCGTCCGGAAACTCGTCCGGCCCCACCTTCGCAGACTTCCCGAGGCTTTCAATTTCGATTCCCCAGAGCCTACTGTTGCCGTTATCCTTCGGGATTATTACGTCCTTGCCTTTGCGGGGGAACCGCCACGGGCCACCACGCCCAGCGTGGTAGGCCCCCGACCCACTCATGACGACAACTTTCCCTGACTCGGTGACCAGGAAGTGTGCAGCTCTCACCGGGGCATACGGGTTCCCGTGGGCGATGTACTCCTCACTGTTCACACCAGCGGTGTGATGAAGCAAGATCCCAGCAAAGTTACTGCGACCCTTGTACGGGTCGATGTTTTTGTGGTTCCAGCCCGGCTTGTAGCGGGCATCAACGTGATACTGCTTCAGCTTGAACTTGATCCGCTTGGGGCTAACCCTCATCTACGACATCCCCGTCCCATACGACCGAAGGTGTATTCGCAGGTCCGAATGGTGCAGAGGCGAGGCTTGTGAGAAAACTTGCAATCGCGGCAACCGCCGCCACGCCACCGACCGTCGCCCAATCAACGTCTGCAACTCCTGTCTCTCCCACCACGAAAAAGGCGAGCCCGGCCTGGGCTGCTGTCTTGACGGCTCGTTCTGCGCAGCCGCGCCAGAAGCCAATAGTCCACATCACTTCAATCCCTCCACGTCATGCTCCAACTGTTCAACGTCGTCCTCGAGGGCAACCAGATTCGACTTCACCAAATCCATGTCAATCGCCAACCGGTCCACCTTCTTGTGCAGATCAGCTAAAGACTTGCCCCCATTAGCAGTCGGCTGAATCTGATACGTGGCCTCTTTGATCTCTTGCACGATTCGCTTCTCGAGGCTGCGGTTAGCCCACCGGACTAGGCCGATGACAATGCCGACTACGGCAGCTACCCCGATGATGAGATCGATGTACGTGCTGAGCTGGTTGGCCACAATGGTTTCCTTGGGAAATGAGTAAGCCCCCATATCGGGGGCTGTGAGAATCGCTTGCGGTTATTCGATTGTGGGACTTACCGGGTAGTCCCTGCTACAAGTCAGATTTCGACACGGACGTAGACGACGCCCGTGGCCCCTGCCGTGGCTTGAGTGCCTCCCTGCCCCCCACCTTTACCGCCACTTCCGGTGTTGGCAGTAGGAAACTCTTGGGCCTCAAAACGGTTTCCCTTTCCACCTTTGGCGTAGGTGACCGCCGACCCATTAAACGTAAGCGTCAATCCGGGGCCGCCGCCAGTAGTGCCGACTCCACTTGCACCACCACCGTTATTACCGCCGCCTGCAAATCCTTGCTTTCCGTAACTGGCACTTCCGGTGACAGTTGATCCGCCACCCCACCAGTCACCCCCGTGACCACCGCCACTACCACCGGAGGAACCACCGCGCCGGTATCCACCACCGCCACCGCCGCCACCCGCCCAGAGGGAATCGAATGATGATGGGTTTCCCGTCCCGCCCGTGCTTCCATAGTCGCCCGGCCCACCTGCACCCGTTTGCCCCGGTGCTGAACCCCCCGAACCAACGGAAATCGCGTAAGTTGAGCCAGCGGCAAGGTCAATGGTTGTCAGGATGACACCACCACCGCCCCCTCCACCACCGCCGTCGGAGCCTCCCGCTCCTGCTCCACCCACAATCAAGACCTGAGCGGTTCCTGCCGTGCTGGTGACAAGCGAACCTCCTGACGTTGAGGTGAAAGACGCAAGTCGGTAATTCTTACCGTCACCGTCGGGGTCGGTTAACGTGGAGAAAGTCGCGCCAGTCGATGCACCCTCATCGAAGGTAGCAGGACTGGCCCCACTAAAAGCCTTCCACTCGCTCCCGTTCCACACCTTCCCTTTTGGGGATGCACCAGATGTGTCCATCCACAAGTCACCGTTCGACGGTGACGAAGGAGCAGAGGCAGAGAAAGCGTAGGTCGGCTTGTTGGCAACAGCACTCGCCAACTCCGCATCGGTGGCAAGCGAAGCAGACCCAAGGTCAGCGAGCGTCCTTGCTCTGGTCATATGAAAACTCCTTGCGAATCAATCAAACGTGGACTACGGGACAAGTGGCGGGGTCAGTCATTGGCATAGCCGTAAATGCGGATATTGCCAGTCATAGTTCCTGTACTCGCCGCTAAACTAAATCCATCGTGCGCTTGGTCTGCCCCGTAACGCAGTCCATACGTCCTAAGAATTGTCGTTCCGGCATTGCTGTTGTAATAGAAAGTTAACAAGGTGTGATGCGGATTTCTAGAATCCAATGGATTGTAGATATTGACTGTCCCAATGGTTCCAAGAGACGCTGAGGTAACTCTGCCTATGCCCCAACTCGTTTGGCCTGTCGCATATCCATCTCTTGAGTTGCCTCCGTTGTCGTATCCTGTGGCAATCCATTGATAATTTGCCGCTGTGATGTTAGAACCTGAGTTGCGTAATTGCATTGTCAGATCGGCGTTTGTGCTGCCTGTCAGGTCGTAAACGATCAAGTAGTTGTCATAAGCGGAAGTAAAGCATGCTGAAATATCTACGGATGAAACTGCGCTAGAAATTGTCTCCGTGCGGAGATGCACTAGCCCACCAAGACCAGCACCACCGGACACGCTGCCGTCAGCAGCCAACACAAGATTCGGTGACCCAGCGGAGGGGTGCTGGATGTTCGTCGTTTTCAACGTACTCATGTGCTAACTCCTACGCCTGTGCATATGTTGAAGGGACACGGAGAATTACGCGACCAGCAGTACCCATACCACCCGGCACACCCGTCGGAGACGAACTCCCGTTACGCCCCGGTGAATAGGTGACACTTGTTCCGGTGATCGAACTGGCCTTGCCAATGGTTCTATCCGCACCACCCGTGACCCAGCCCTGCCCAGCACCAAACCCGCTGTACGGGGCGTGCGTACCTGCCGTGAAATACGGGCCTAAGTGTGACGATTGACCATCCGTACCAGTCGCGCCAACAGTAACGGTGTGGCTCCCCGCCGAGAACTCATGCAAACCATCCAACATTTGACCACCAGAACCATTGTTGGGAAAAGCCCAAACACTTCCAGCAGAAACAATGAGAATGTCGGCAAGGCCATCCGTCACGGTTACGGAACCATTAGAACTCCACTCGTAAGCAACCCACGAAACCCCATCGCCGTCCGTGTACGAGTGTTCTGTGGGTGTTCCAGTTACCGCCGTTACGGTTGCCCAATTCTGCAAACCATCAGGGAACTTGAGGTACGGCACGAACACTCCACCGACCTCGTACTCAATGATCGGCTCACCGCTAACCGTGCCAGTAATACGAGTAGCCATCAGGCTCCCACAATCGCCGCAACCTCAGACTCCGACAGTCCAAGAGCAGCCAACTTCTCCATCGCGGAAGCCTTCGCAGCAGCAGCCGCATCAGCGGCAGCCTGCTCCGCAGCAACACGCTCCGCCTCCGCAGCAGCATCAGCCTCACGCTGCGCCAGTTCCTCCGGCGTGAAGTCACGTTCGACCCGTTCCCCGGTCTTAGCGTTCACGATCAGAACATCAGCCATTTTCTTGTTTCCTTCCAATGATGAGGGGACTTGGGTTGTTATGAGTTGCGGTAGCCGTAGATACGGATAGTGCCGGTGATGGTTCCGGTGGACGCTAAAATAGTGAAACCGTCATTAGACTTCACTTGGTTGTGGTCTGCCGAAATTAGGCTATTTGCGTAGCCGTAATTTCCGGTCGTTCCAATTCCTACCAACTCGCTCTTGTTAGAAGTAAATGGTTTTATAACCTCTATGTGGGACGAGTAGTATCGGGTTCCATCGACATAGATTGTCCGTGCGTAAGAATCTGTTTGAGTTCCGAAAGCATAGTTAGACCCGCCTCCCCAAATGTTGTAGAGAGATTTATAACTACTTGCGGTGGTGTCGTCTGTTCCACTAGAGCGAAAGCGGAAGCGTATGTCGCACCCAGTTCCGTAAACTCCCGCAAAAACGACTTGATAGTTGTCGTAGGTTGCATCGAATACATCGTCAATGCTCACCGCGCTTTGAGCCGAGAAAGTCTCCGTGTGCAAATGCACCAGTCCCGGCTGCAACGAATCAGACGGCAACACCAACGCCGCATCAGGGGCAACGTCAGGAGCCTGCAACTCCAAATAGCCGCTAGTCGCGCCATACAAACGAACAGAACCCATCAGACAACCACCCAAACTGAACCAGAATTGACCGTGACCGTGACACCAGAATCAATCGACACCGGCCCGAACGTGCCAGCGTTCTGCCCCGAAGTAATCGTGTAATCAGTCGTCACCGACTGACCGTTCTCCCAAAACACCTTGTCGCCACCAGCACCCGTAGCACCAGCAGCAGCATCAGAAGCCACCCACCCGGAACCGTCATACGACAACACCTGATCCGCAGACTTCGACGCAGGGTCTTCAATGAACAACGCATCCGCTTGGGCTTGCGTGTAAGTGTCAGCGACATTGAATGACGCGAACGCCACCACCACCAGCACATCGTTCAACGCCGCACCACTAGCGAGCGTCACCGTGTTCGTAGTGGTCGTGTAGTCATCACCGGGCGAAAGCAGCACACC